TGATGCATGTTGACGCGATCTGCAGGCACTCCGCCCCTATTCATGCGGTCGGGATTCAGCACATGGGGGTCTGTGACCTGCGAAGACGACGAAGACACGCTCTGAACGACGTTCCTAGCCGTCATCAACGCCCTTCTGACGGTCTTTTCGTCAATCATTGCTAGTCACCCTTCTTTTTAGGCGCTTCCCTGCTCTTTGCTGCGGCCTTTCGGTCTGCAGACTGCGCTTGGCGGTCGTGATGAGCCTGTTTTGCCTCATGCGACTGGTCGCTGTTGTGAATTAGGATGTCGCGAGCCAACTCAATCGCTTGAATCTTCTCTTTTGACTGCCTATCCATGTTGCGATTCTGGTCTTCGACCATTAAATCGTGATGTTTAAGCGTCGAATCCTTATCACGCTGCTGAATCTGCGCCATCGTGTCGGCATGATCGACTTCAGCATTCTGCGCCTTGGTCTGCGCGTCCATCAGACGCGCCTTAGCGGTCATTAAAGCCGCCTGCTGCTGCGCCTGATCAACTTGCGGGGCACCAGCAGCGGTCTGCGGCTTGGGCGCAAAGGCACCCTGCTGGATCTTCGCCTGTATCTCGGCCACTTTAGCCTTCGCCTCCATGACACGAGCATCGGCTTCTGCCTTCTCGTTAGCCATCTTCGCCTGCATCTGCTGCATTTCAGGCGGCGGAGCCTTCTGCGCCTCTGGCGGAGCCATAAACTGCTGCGGATTGTTCCANCCGATGGCCTGCAACGCCGCCGTATCAATCGCAATCGGGTCGTACATTGACGGATTCGACTGCTGCAACTGCTTCAGCGCCATGATCTTCATCACGCGCTGACCATGTGAGGCCGTATTCGGGTCTGCCTGCGGCACCAAGTCGCAGTTATTCACCGCACGCAAGAACTGCTCACGGTCCCACTGCGTCTTGGACTTGCACTTCTTGCGCCAGAACGAGTCTGGATTCTCTTTAAAGCACTCGACCAACAACTTGAACTCGTGCGCCTGCGAGGCGTGCATCCGCTTGTGAACGGAATTCATCACCTTCTCAGCCTGCTCAATCATCGCAAGCGTCGTGCCCACAGGCGCTTCGGCATTGCCTTCGCCAACCTGCTGCTCTGCCGTGCCACCGATACGCATACCCGTGTTGGCCATGTCGCTCACCAACTGCATCAGCGCCTGCGACGGCGGCTGGTACGGAAGCGGCATGATTGCCTGACTGATTGGCAGGCCACCAGTCTTCACAAGAGCACCGCCGCCCGGAGGAATGCGGAAGATGTTGGTATTCTGTCGGCCACCCGTGTCGGCCATAAGAAAGCCGGGGAAATTGGAGTACATACCTGCATCCAGCAACTCACGCCAAGCCGCCGTGATGGCGTTCGTCGTGTTGCCCAAAATGTGCAGGAGGCCGATGTCGTAGAACCCAAGGCCCGGCACGAAGGTGTACTTTACAAAACGGGCCTTCGCTGTCGGCAACTCTTTATCGTCTTCATCGTAGTTTCGGACGATAGACAGAATCTCGCGTGTAGATACATCTATCGTTACACGATACGGGATCTCTAGGCCCGTCTCCTCACCCTTCATCTCGTGCTCAAAGCCTTTGATGTCGAGTTCGCAGTAGCACTCGTAAATCTCACGGTCACGGTCATCTGGGTTGGTGACCGACACAGAAATGCCCTGCTGCGCTTTCTCTTCACGCTGCTGGGCATCCATCGTCACCATCTTGGGCGTAGAAAGGTCTATATCACGGTATACACCAAGGATCTGCAGCCGCTTCACGGTAGAGGGCTTCAGGTACGCACGGTGGGTAATGCGCTTGGCATTCTGCAGGTCAGTAGCCGACTGGTTGACGATCAAGTCGTCTGCATCCACTGTCTCAGAAACGGGGCGATTACGCAGCGGGCAGTTGTAGATTTTCTTGAACGAGGATCCGCCAAAGCCCAGCATGAAGAACATGCGGTCGGTGTCTGGGTAGTACTCGGTCGCCACCGCCGTCAGGTAATGGTTTAAGTCTTCTTCCAAGGCGTCAGCCAACTGGTCGGCGGGCAACCCATCACGGCTGTCGTCACGAATCTTTACGGGACCGTCTGTGGGCAGCATCTCGGAACGTGCATTCGCCTGAAAACGCAGTACAGCCTCTAACAGCAGCGGGTGACGCACCTTGGACATGCCCTCCACCGGAGCACCATCAGAAGCGCCCTGCAGGCCGGGGATCTCGATCTTCAGGCCCAGCAACTTGATGCCGTTGGCCCGGTCCATGATCCACTCGTTACGGGATTCGATGTCGTCAGAAATGCCGCGCAGAAGGTCTTCGGAAATCCGATACAACTCCTGCTGCTCAATCTGATCGACGAGGTTCTCAAACCAGCCGCCGTCATCAGACTGCTTTGCCTTATCAATAGGCGTCCCGTCTAAAGAAACGGTGATGGAACCGTCGCCGTGCTCGATACGCAGGATGTTGCCCTTGCGATCTATTTCGGGGACATCTTCACCCTCCGGGGCCATCTCGACGATGACCTCAGACGGCTCGTGTTCTTCCGCAGGTTCAGGACCCAACTCACGAATACTAGGCGAGAGGCCGGGAGTCATGGCCATTTTATTTGCCCTTTACGGTGCGCCCACCGCGAAAAAATTTATAATGAGTGTGCTCATATCCATGATCACTCATGTAATTTTTGAAATCATTTCGCTGTTCTGGCATATAAAATTGATCACCGTGAGCATCAACAATGCGTAAACGATGATTGCTCAAATGGTCAGAAGCAGCGCCGTGCTCCATTCCTTCATTCATAAAACTTTGGGTAACCGCTTCTTCTGGAGTGGCTCCCCCAGACTGGTTATGGTTAAATCTATCCAAATAATTTTTGGCAAAGGGGCGAAAATTCACATCAAGAGTTTTTTTGCGGGAAGCCATAGCGATATCCTTGTATGTTGATTCAGCACTTTACGTCCCAACGCTTGAGCGCCAGATTGATTTTGCGTAAAGCCCGCGTTTCGCCGTCATTGGAATGCTCCGCTAAGACAAAAGTTTCTCCATCTCGTCTGTAAAGCGACGGATGCCCTCTTGCGCGGCATTATCGTCGGTTTTTGCAGAAATTGTATAGAAGCGATGCATTTTGCCCTCTTCCCCCTCCAGATGGCCGGTTACGTCAACATCCCAGACCGACGTAGACCCCTCTTCCAGCAACTCTACAGTCGCCTGCGCTAGTACCCTACTCATGTCTTAGACCTCATTTGGTTCTGTATAACGATCTCCAACTCCCGCACCTTGTCCTTCTCTGCCACAAGCGTGCGAAGTAGCCGGTCGCGCTCTATGCGAAACCTTTCTATGTCTCTATGAGATACAGCCAAAGCCTCCCGCAGGCGAATAATATCGCCCATAGAACGGATTTCTTGCCGCAGAGTTTCCACCCACAAAGGGGCCGGAAGCATTGGGCGCGTGTCGNTTATCCGCTCTAGGTCTTCTATCTGGCCCTTTTTGGACCCCTTGTCGCTGCGCGTAAACATCACTCGCGCAACATATAGGCGATAAAAAGGATGGCCAATACCCAGATCCAATGACCTGAAAAAAGCAGGGACGCCAACAGCAAAATAGCAATTCCAGCCAGCATGTTTTACCCCGGATAAAGCGGATCGCCACGGCCAGAATCCCGTGGATAAGTGACCTGCGCCTCCAAATCAGCAATCCGTTCTGGCGCACGTTGTAATAAACCAACATCGCGCATGTGCCGCAACGCCATTGAAACCGTATCGACCAAGTCGTCGTGCTTCCCGCGAGGAAACTGCCCGACCTGCGTGATCACCATATCAGCCCACGCACGATCTGGCGAATGCACCATACCCTCTGCAAACAGATGCTGCACGGAATAAAGACGCGACAACTTGTCTTGCGACTTCGGATCCGACAACTGCACGGCAAACTTTTCGTTGCCGTACAGCCGCCGCATTTCCTGTGCGACAGAGATACCAGCCGCCTTATTCTCTATCAGCAACTTGTCCACCTTCAGCGAGCGACAGGTTGTTGCCACCTTTTCGACCAACTCGTGCAACTCCAGCCGTTGCTGCCATGCGTGCATCAGCATGACTTTCGGAGAGCCTTCACCATAACTGCGGTCCATATACATCGCACGCCCGTTAGGGCCTACCATGCGGGTTGCCTGCGCCTTTGTCTCCTCTGTAAACACGCCCCAGATCGTGATAGCCGAAAAGTCGTTTGAAGTCTTTAGCGTGTATGCCGTATCTAGAGACGCAACAATAAAGTCCATCGGCGGGAACTGAGGGTCTACCCACGTCTGCCACCAGTCTCTCTTAATAACACCGCCGCCCGCAGGCTCTGGGCGCTGCTGCAACTGACCGGCTGTCGCAAATGGTCCTAACTGCTTTTCCAGAAGGCCCACTTCCTGCTCGCCAAAACGCTCTGTCCACAGCAGGTCACCTGCCTTCTCGCGTGGATCCTTCCATCCAATATTCGTCACAAAGGCACGGTCAGGCTCGTACCGCATCGGCAGACACAAGTGAGTCCACTCACCCACATTCCTCTCCAGAATGTGGCCCGTCAGGTCATCCTCCGCCAGCCGCTGCTGGATCACAATATAAGCGCCGGTCTTGGGATCATTCAGACGAGTGCTCATCGTCCCATCCCACCAGTCAATCGTCGCCTGAATGGTCGCCTCAGAGAACGCCTCGTTAGCCGCGTTAGGATCGTCTACCACAATGATCGATCCGCCCTCGCCTGTCACCGCAGCACCAATCGACGTGATCAACCTCTCTCCGCCCTGATCATTACTAAAACGCGACTTCGTGTTCTGGTCGCTGTTTAAGACAAAGCGATCACCCCACAACTTCTGATACCACGGCGACTCAATCAACCGGCGGCACTTCACAGAGTCTCTAAGAGACAACTGGTTGGCATACGACGCATGCAGGAACTGTACGCCCGGCCCTGACGTAGGACCGCGATCACTCTGCGCCCACGTCCACGCAGGCAGCGCCACAGACGTGATAGACGAGTTATGCGTTGGAATTAAATTTTTCCCAACAAGATACAATCCATCGGGAGAATCAACTTGAATGCACTTCCCTAATTTTCCGCAAGCATCAATTTGAACCGATTTCAATCCAATCGCTCGTTTTGACGCAAAACGCTTTATCTTTTTGCGAAGCAATGCGGTAGGAATGTCCATAGTTGGCTGAAAGGAAACAATCCAACACGGATTTTTTCCTTGAATGCCGGAAGTGCTTAGTCTTGGCGCATATTCAGTTTTTGTGACTCTCCACCCCATGGAACGAACTAAATCGGATACGCCTTCAATCAGTTGAAAATTAATATTGGAAAAATGACACCGTCCATTTTTATCAACACTTCCATCGGTATCTATAAGACCTGCCAAAAGTTCTAATCTTTGTTCAATGGATGCAGTCAAATATTGTTCAGGAATATGCTTGTTATTAAAAACGCCAAGCCGCTGAAGCGCCTCCTTCAGCCCAGACCTTGAAAAGTTTGTAGTGATGACCCCAGTTTTCTTGTGCGTCCATATAGCACTGGCGGAAAATCCAAAATTGACAATTTTATCTATGCATTCTCTGTCGCGACAATCATGCGTAATACATGGCTTTCCTATTGATCCATCTCCTAACCACGCGCCCAAAACATACGGATGAAGTTCTAGATTCGCTTCTGGAAAAATCAAAGCCGATACGGATGGAAGTTGATGCAATGCGCGTTCACCAGAAGATGATTTTTTAATAGTCTTTCCAGTTTTCCCCCATCTTCCACGACGAGGCTCAAGGAATGCGCGAGTTTCTACCGTCTCCCATTTGCGGCTCATGCGGTTATATAACGTCCACTCATGATTTTCGTGGCAATAAATTACACTGCCATCAAAAAATTCAACGCGAACATCGGAAGGCGTTTCTTCTGATACTGCCAACACTTTTACCGGCTTCCCTGATGGATGAAAAATAAAATCCCCCGGCTTTAATTCTCCGTGCGTTTTCCATCCTTCCAATGTAAGTACAGGAGTGTCATTGCTGCACTGCTTGCCCATCCTCGGCGGAATATTTATGATCAGCCTTCTGATCTCACCATCCACCACCGCCTGCAGGTGCTCTGCTACCGCCTCAATCGGCCAGCCATCTACCCACGTCGAAGAGTCCAAGTACTTCCACGCATGGCGCAGGAACTCGTACAGGCTCTCCTCGCAGTCGGCACGCTCCAAGTCAATCAACTGCGCTACTGGATCTATCGAGACTCCATTGATCTTAATAGCCATCAGGAATGCTTAACTATCACGCATTGCTCCTAGCGCGAATGGCTTCGGAAATTTCTTTGCTCACCTTCATAATGACCTCGCGCACCAACTTCTGTTCATCGGTATGTGTTTTCTGATNAAGCGCATCGCTGAACAACCTGTCGCAAATATTNGCGCACGACTCGCGCTCCACCATACCAACAAGATAAGACAATCTTTCTATGCGTTGCGCGTCTCTCATTCTTAATTACTTTTCAAAAGTTCGACGAAGGCCAAGGTTTATAAAATTCAAATCAGATTCGGAAGATTCTTTGCCTAGTACTTTAAACAACTTATAAGTGAGGTCAACATCGTTAAGGCAATAAGCACCATACCGCTCAAGAGATATTGCGTCAAAATCCACACGCCTTTTGCCAAGAGCAAAAACAACTTCATCGCCCTTCTCCCCTAATCCATAACGCAAGGCCAACGCCTTGAGGCTTCCGCCTACTTCAGTGCCATGCAAAGCCCACGCCATAGACAGCGTGTCAAACCACATCTTGGGCTTAACGTCATACTTCCACGATAGGATCGCGCCATCAAACAGCGTGTTGTGGCAAAGAATTTCATGCCGCTTCCAATCAAAAGACTGGAGCACGGAATATATGTTGTCGCTGTACCACTCGGCTTCCTCGTCGTCCACCTTGATCCCTACGCCAATCACTTCAAAGCGCGGATCTTTGATGTACTCTTCCGTCATCATTTTCGACAACGAATAATCTTTGTCGTAGTAAGTCTCGAAATCGCAAACTATAATACTCACTTGTATGTCTTCCCTCTGACGATGATGTCGCTCATTTCTCACCCCGCGCACGGATGGCTTTGGCAATCGTGTGACCAATCAACCCATCCTCCGCAACCCGCGCCGCAGCCCGCGCAGCCTCTGCCGAAGCCCGCGCAACCCACGCCGCATCCGCAGCTCGCGCCTCAGCCCACGCCTCATCAGCCGCCGCCTGCAATCGTTCCAATTCAGGTGTTGGTCTAGTCATTTTCTAACTCCTTTTTTGCCGCATTCGCCGCAGCCGCCTCTGCCGCAGCCCACGCAGTCCACGCAGCCTCCGCAGCCCGCGCCGCCCGCGCCGCATCCCGCGACGCAGCCCGCGCCTCAGCCAACGCCGCATCAGCCACTGCCCGCGCATCCAGTCGCTCTAATTCAGTTTGATCGGTCATTTCTCACCCTCCGCCGCAGTCGTCGCAGCCAACGCCGCCCTCCACGCCTCCCACGCCACCTCCGCCGCA